GTCCAGAAAGGGTTTGCAATCGCGGACAGAATATCTGCGCAAGCTTACACCACATAAAATCTTTCATAAGCGTTCGTGTAGTGCGGTGATGGATGACGATAGCGGGGACAAAATTGCAGAAGCAGCGCGTGCGCTTCTTATCTAGGGCAGAGGTTGCGAGCTTCTTCACTGACAAGACGGTTGCGGTCGTAGGCTCCGGTCCGGGGGTGCTAGACAACGAAGAAGGCTTCATCGATGGGCATGACATTGTATTGAGGGTTAATAATTATCAAACCTTTGCCGCGACTGGTTATCGATGCGATGTTTATTATTCCTTTTTTGGAAACTCGATTCGGAAGTCCGCTGAAGACCTGCAGGCCGATGGCGTTAAACTTTGTATCTGTAAGTGCCCGGATGCCCATGCTCTAAATTCTGATTGGCATCAGCGAAGAGGAAAGATGCAGGGAGTTGATTTTCGCTGGATATATGAACAGCGGGCATCGTTCTGGTTTTGTGATACCTACATCCCGTCTTTGGAAGAGTTCTTGGCGACGTTTAATCTTCTAGGGCAGCATGTGGCAACGACTGGATTTGCGGCCATTCTGGAAGTTTTATCGTTTAGTCCTAAAGCGGTTTATCTAACCGGCTTCGACTTTTTTCGTTCCGGGATTCATAATGTCGATAAGGTTTGGCGCAGTGGCGATCCTCGCGATCCGATTGGACACAAGCCAGAGTTGGAGCGGTTATGGTTGCGGGACAATTACAAAAAACATCCGATCACTATGGACGCAGTAATGATGAACCTGATGGGTCGGATAACGTGAGTTTGTTTGAGTACAAGGACAGGCTCTACCCGGAATATATAAAGCACGGCAATGCCTGCCAGTTCATCACACCGTTTGCGCTGCAGTTCTGTAAGGGAAGAGGCTTAGATATTGGCGCTGGCAAGTGGCCGTTGCCGGGAGCTATTCCGGTTGATCAGGATGATGATGTTTATCACGCCATGAATCTGCCGCCGGTTGGTGCCGTTAATTATATTTTCTCCAGCCACTGTCTTGAGCATTTAGCTAACCCGGTCGCGGTGTTGGAGTATTGGCTGGATAATTTGCTGCCCGGAGGCATTTTGTTTTTGTATCTGCCGCATCCGCATATGGAATACTGGCTGCCGCAGAATAACCGGAAGCATCTCCACACTTGGATGCCACGGGTGATGGCTAAAATGGTGAGTGACTTGGGCTTTATCAATGTCATTCACAGCGAGCGCGATCTGGCGTGGTCATTTGCAGTGGTAGGAGTGAAGCCTTGACGATTGATAATAATTTCCGCTGGCTGATGAATGAGAATGCGGACCATATTCACAAAGACCCGCAATTGTCCGCGATCTTCCATAGGTTCGGTGCAGATGCTTTCCGAAGATCTAGCGGCGTTGAATTGTTCGAGTCGTTCCTGCGAAAGATTAAATTCCGAGGCGAGCGGTGCGTTGAGATTGGCACCTACAACGGGATCACAGCTATAATCCTTGCGCGCTATTTCAAGGAAGTAGTTTCATTTGATATTTTTCCTTACACCGCAAAGCACGCCATCGCGGAGTTTGCCGGTGTCACTAATGTCAGGTTTGTTGATATCAAGAGCAACGAAGAAAAGGCGGAACTGATAAACGCCTTGGACTTCGATGCAGCCTATTCGGATGGCGATCACGCGAACGATGCGCAGTCTGATTTTGATCTAGTGAAGAAATGCAAGCGGGTCTTATTTCATGAGTATTGGGATATTCAGCAGCCGGTTTATGATCTTGTGAACTCCTTAAAGCTGAATTTTCGCGACAAGGTTACTATAGAAGGCAAGTTTGCTTTCTGGGAAGGCGGCAGGAAATGATGGATGGAGTTATCGCGCAATTTGAATCTGTTGCCGATAATGATCTGACGCTTTGCCCCTATGATGGCGTGGCGTATCAGACCGACATGACTGTTACCGCCTCCTATGACGCTGACTATTTCAACAAGTGCGCGGGCTATGAAGACAAGGATATTGCGCTGAAGATCAACGCTGGCCGCATTGCGCTAGTCAACGAGCATGCCGGGGCGGATGTGAATGTTCTGGATGTTGGAATTGGGTCCGGCGAGTTCATTAAAAAGCGGCGGCATACTTTTGGCTTTGATGTTAATCCTGTGGCTATCGACTGGTTAAAATCCAGTGGGCTGTTCGCCAGTGACTTCAAACAGTTTTGGGCTTTCACTTTTTGGGATGTGATTGAGCACGTTGAAAGTCCTGCTTCTTATTTCAGTCAGATGCTGGACGGTTCTTTCATTTTTGTCAGCATTCCGATCTTTTCCGATGTGCTAAACATCCGGCATTCGCGGCATTATCGTCCGGGCGAGCATTTGTATTATTTCACGGAACTGGGCTTTGTGACTTGGATGGAGCTATACCGATTCAAGCTGCTGGATCGGCAGGACTTCGAAACCAAGGCCGGGCGTGACCACATCCTAAGCTTTGCTTTTCGGAAGCGGTGGTGAGATGCCTTTATCAGCAGGCAGTTTGCGACAGAAGGTTGGGTTTTATGCCCGGATCGAAATCACAGATGCTTACGGCAACGTAGTTACTGGATTTGCCGAACAGCCGGAGCTTACGTGCGCGGCATCCATTGCGCCAAAGCTTGGCGGCGAGTCGATCTTGGCCGGTCGCCTGCAGGGCACCAGTTTAGTGAACATTACTGTTAGACGTTCTCGTGATACGGATCGGATTGAATTGGACTGGTGCGCCAAGAACGAACGCAGCGGTGAGATTTACAATGTCCGATCCAAGATCGATCCTTTGCAGGATAGCCCACAGCGCGGCAGGATATGGGAGATGCTTTGTGAAAAGGGAGTTGCGCTTTAATGCCTTGGGCAAAGTTCACAAAGGCTTTCGATTGGCGGCATCCAAAGTTTCGTCAGGTCACATCCTTCAAGGAAGGTTATTGCGGCTTGGTCAGTCAGGCTTGTTTGAATGAAGCCAAGGCCAAGGATGCGGCAATAGAGGTTGAGCGATGGCAAAGACCAACGCCAGTGTTGAAAGATTCCGAAAGCTAACGAAAGACATGCAACGTGAGGTTCACGATGCCGCTGTTACAGAATTGCATATTCAGGCAACGGAATTAGCGCACATGATCCAGTCCGTTGCACCGGTTTATGAAGGTGTGCTGGTGACAACGGTGAAGGTTATTCCGGGAAAGACTGATACGCAGGTTCGGGTTATTGCTGGCGGCGAAAAAACTGTACGAAAAGGTGTGTCGTCAAAGCCGTATGACTATGCTCGCGCGGATGAATTCGGAACGGTGAACATGCCAGCGCACCCGTTTTTCTTTCCCACTTATAGATTGAAAAAGAAAAAAATGATTTCTGCAATGAAGCGTAAGATCACCGCTCAGATTAAGAAGAGGTCAGCGGAATGAGTGAGCCGTCTTTGGCTCTGCAGGCGACAATTGTTGCTGCATTGAAAGGTGCGGCAGGAGTAACGGCGTTTGTTGGTCAACGAATTTACGATCACACGCCTGCGTCCGCAGTGTTTCCGTATATAAGCCTTGGGGACATGCAGGTGTTGCCGGATAAAGCAGATTGTATTGATGGTGTCGAAGTGACTTCGCAAGTTGACGTTTGGTCGCGCACAATAGGTTACCCGGAATGCAAAAATATAGGACGGGAAATAACCGAAGCCTTGGATGATCAGCCACTAATCGTGTCCGGGCATCATCTTGTTGTGTTCGAAGTTGAAACTGTCAGGTATATGCGCGATCCCGATGGTTTGACTAATCATGGCGTGCTGATCTTTCGTGCTCTACTTCAACCTGTTTAACGGAGGCCGATCATGGCACAACCGACAGTCCTACCGGGTACTAAGCTTTTGATCATGGTTGGCAATGATGCCAGCCCGGAAGTTTTCTCTGAGCCTTGCGGCTTGACGACGCGTAGCTTTGAATTGGCAGCGTCAACAAACTCAACCCTGATCCCTGATTGCGCCGCACCGGACGCACCGGCGTGGGAAGCTAAAGATGTCAATGCGCTTTCAGCCACTGTTTCCGGGGCTGGCGTGATGGCTATTGAGTCCTTCACTGTTTGGAATACTTGGTTCCTGTCTGGAACGTCGAGGTCCGTCCAGATCAAACTCGATAGCCCTTCTCTGGGTTCTTGGAGAGGCAATTTCATCATCAGCAGTTTGAAGTATGGTGGCGAGCGTGGTCAGAAAGTGACCATCGATGTAACCATGGTCAACGATGGTGCTGTTACTTTTGGACCGTAAATCATGTCCCCAAATGGAAAAATAGAATTTGTTTGGGGCGATGGTGAGCATAGCTTTAACGTCGCTAAAATCACCCATGCTTTGGAGCTAGAGGGAAAGTGTGGGTGCGGTGTGGCGGAGATTTTTACGCGGTTGCGGGAAAGTCGCTGGCACATCAACGATGTTCGCGAAACCATCCGCATCGGTTTGATTGGCGGTGGTATGGAGCCGGTCAAGGCGCATGTCTTGGTCAAACGCTACGTGGATGAAAGACCGTGGTCCGAAAGCATACAGGCTGCAACGCTTATCCTGATGGCTGCTATGGTCGGTGTGTCGGGAGATGAAGTTGGAAAAAAACCGGAGACGGAGGGGACCGCGACAGAGGAAAATCCATCATCGGAAGTGATGGAAGACTCGTTCGCTCCGCGCTCTACGGAATCGGGCAGCAAATCGGATGGCCGCCCCGTGTAACGGATCAACACACGCTCTGGGAATTAGCGGCTTGTGTCGATGCATTCAATCGCGCCAATGGCGGAGAGAGCATTGAGCCTCCTACCAATGAGGAGTTTGATGACATGCTTTTGCGACTTGATCCGTCTTCGATGACAGTTCAATAGGGAAAA